CTCCTTTAATTTGTATATGTTTCTACCACCTAAAGCCCCAGTTAAGGAGCTTGTTATTGGTGGTGTTAGTCTAGCTTAACTCGATCTCTTCACCCTCGAAAATATCTAATTCTGCTAGTGTCTCTGATAATGTTTCCATTGTTTTATTCCTCCAGTTGTGGGGGCGTTTAAACACCCCCTGTTAATTAATTAAGCCTGTACCATGTAGACGTTAGCTCCGTCATTCCTTGTGCAGTTAGAACAGAGCATTGGATTCTCTTCTGACTGAGTACGAGATTGGTAGAAAGATGCTCCACATTCATTTGAACAAACATGCTTGATCATTCTTGTGCCTTGAGATTTCTTTTTGTAAGTGATCTCACTTTGTGGATATTCTCCAATATCTGAAATGATTTCTTTTAACTGTTCCTCTAGTTCAGGACTAGCTACAGTTTGAGTCATTTTTCCAGTAAGCCCCACACCTGTTGCAATCTTGCGAAATCCTGCACCGTGTCCACTTACATTGTTGTCTATTGCGTGGCATAGTTCATGCACTAGAACATCAGCCACCCGTAATGAGTCAGCTTTTACTGGTGATATAAATATCTCATTTACACCATCAACACTTGATGCCCTATTAAAGCACTCACCCAATACAACATGCTTGGCTGAATTTCTACCAGCTCCGTTAGATGTCCAGCCACAATGTATACGAACATCATTAGGAATCTCAAAACCAGCTTTCTCAAATAGAGGGTTTAAACGGGTTGAAAGTTTATTCAACCATACTTCAGCTAATTTGTTATTTTCATTTTTCATATTTTCACCTTTTGGTTATGCCCCTAATAAAGGGCTGTTAATTACTTCGTATTTTCTGAAATTCTAAGGCTGATGTCAAGCGAATTAGTGCAAATAATTGCATTAATTTACCTGTGGATAAGTTGTGGATAACTATAGGCTAAAATCGAGCTTGGAGAAAATAGGTACTAAACCATACCTAGAGACAATAATGCCTTAGAGACGAGCTGAGAGGCTCTGAGAGGTTATAGAGATTTAAGAGTTTTTTAGAGTAGATTAATTATAATTATTATTCAATATACATAACTTTTAGTTATATTAACTAGAAAATGACTTTGAAAACGTGGATGCCATTCTGAAACGTTCTAAAATTTTCAGAGTTACTTTTAAACTGGCTCATTTCACAGGTACAGCTCTTTTCAAAGTACTTTAAAAAAGGTACAGGTCTCTGAAATCGCGTTTAAATAACTGAACGTAGTGAAGAGTTATAGAATAGTTGTAGAGGTTATAGAGTATGTTAGGGGTAGGCAGGAGGTACAGGGGTGGTACCCCCATATATATATAAAACATATACATTTCTAGGGATTTTAGAACATTAACCAGCCCCCTAACTTTACAAAGTTTTATAAGGAACTGATATATAATATTGAATAAACTTTAAAAGCCCTATAAGCGATATAGTTTCTGTCTAATAGGTGGCAGATAGTTTGGATGTTAGGGTTAGTTAGGGTGGGTTGTTATAGGTATATGTAACCCGGGGGAACCTAACAATTCCATTGTACACATTTATTTCGCATTTGTCAAGACCTTTTATGAAATAACTTAAAAAAACTCTATAACACTTGACAAACTTTACAAATATCACTATAATACCTACATGACCACTAATTATCTACCTGAAACAAAGGATAGACAACTTACTGAAAAGCAGGAAGCATTTCTAGGTCACCTCGTGGATACAGGAGGAGACTTTAAAAAGTCAGCCGAACTTGCAGGATACTCCGGCAATCACTATCAAGTACTAAAAAGTTTAAAAGAAGAAGTAGTAGATTTAGCCTCTAATGTACTTGCAAGGGAAGCCCCTACAGCAGCGTTTAAAATTATAGAGGTTTTGAAGTCTAACAAGCCGATACCTCAAGCTAATTATAAGTTACAAGCTGCACAGACCATATTAGATCGTGTAGGAGTTTCAAAGACTGATAGAATAGATGTTAATCATAATACAGGAGGAGGTATATTTATTCTCCCAGAGAAAAAGGCGATTGATATTACAGAAGGAGACTATGAAGATATTTCTGACTGAGATAGAAGCCTACGGTACAACCTTTGCAGGTCCTAACATTGTAGCTTCAACATATGAACAAGCAGAACTAGCTGCAGCCCAGAATCATTTAGTGGTTGTAGGAGAGTTAGACAGCATCTATGTGGATGATGAGCTAGAAAAAGAACACTTAAACACTATACCAAAAGAAGAAGATAGGATACTACACTAATGTTATTAGAAAGATTACAATTTAGAAGTGGCGGTAAAGCTAAATCAAAAGTTAATGCAGCCGGAAACTATACACAGCCGGGAATGAGAAAGAAACTTTTCAATCGGATAAAGGCTCAAGCATCTCATGGTACAGGAGCTGGACAATGGTCTGCTCGTAAAGCCCAAGCTTTAGCAAAACAATACAAAGCTAAAGGTGGAGGATACAAGTAATGGCACTTGCAAAATCTCAAAAGTCTTTAAAAGCTTGGAGTAAACAAGACTGGGGTACTAAGTCTGGTAAGAAGTCTAGTGAGACTGGAGAAAGATATTTACCTAAAAAAGCTCGAGAAGCTTTAAGTGATTCAGAATATGCAGCTACCACAGCAGCTAAACGTAAAGATAAAGCTGCCGGTAAACAACACTCACCCCAACCTAAAAAGATTGCTAAAAAAACAGCAAACTATAGAGACGATTTTAAAAAGGGCGGTAAATCTAAAAAGAAAAAAGTAGACGGTAGACTAAAACGAGCAGGAGTAAGTGGTTACAATAGACCCAAGCGGACTCCTAATCATCCTACTAAATCACATATTGTTGTAGCTAAATCAGGTAGTACAATTAAAACTATTAGATTTGGACAGCAGGGTGCTAAGACTGCAGGTAAACCTAAAGCAGGTGAGTCTCGTAAAACTAAAATGAAAAGAAAATCTTTTAAAGCTCGTCACGCTAAGAACATTGCCAAAGGTGTATTGTCTGCAGCGTATTGGGCTAACAAGGTAAAGTGGTAAGATGGGAAAACAAATAGGCAGTGACGAAAAACCAATAACATTTAGATCACCGATCTACAAAAATACGCACGGAAGTAAAGGTGCTAATCCTAGACCCGGATTCTATACGCAAGACTATAGAGATAACTGGGATAGAATATTCGGTAAAAAGAAAACCGAGGAGAACAACAATGACAATGATTAAGAGATGGTTAGAAAAAATAAAAAACTTTCTAGCTCCAAAAAAACAAACAACTAAGAGGAAAACAAATGTTAAAAGAACTACTAGAAAAAAGAGTAAATAGTCTTATTAATACAAATGAACTTACAGACATGCAAGTCTGGGGTGTTATGTGTGGTATAGGCTTTATATTAGCTTTAATAATTATGTGGATTATTTAAGATGCGTTTAGTTCCCGAAGGTTATATTAAAAGAAACACCTCTACCATACCATTCGGGTATGAGTTCGATGAGGTTACTGGATTTCTTAAACCTATAGAAGAGGAACTAGAAGCGTTACAAATTGCTGAGAACATGATAGTCAACGAAGAAGTATCACTTCAGGCTGCATGTGATTGGTTAGAATATAAAACCGACAGAAGAATTTCTACTCCCGGTCTCAAGAAACACGTAGATAAAAAATATGGAAAACGAAACGAAAGACTGGGAGAGGAATCCTCATCTCTACTTGCAAGATGATGATGGTAACTTTGTCTTAAAGAAAGACGGAACTCCTAAAAAGAAAGCAGGTCGACCTAAGACCAGCACCGAAAAAGCTATCAAGGCTGCACGTGCTACGGTAGGTCGTAAAAAAAGAAACATTGAAAAGCTTGAACAAAAGTTAAACAACGCTAGACAATCTTTTAAAAAACAAAAAGAAACAATCCAAAAACTTGACAAGACTGTAGAAGGTCCTGTCACTGAAGATGAACTTGACAATCTTCCAAAAGCTGTACAAGAAAATTTAGACAACCATACAGTCTTGTTTCACGCTAACGAAGGTCCACAGACAGACTTCCTTGCTGCTGGTGAAAAAGATGTGTTGTATGGTGGAGCTGCCGGTGGTGGTAAATCTTTTGCTATGATTGTAGACCCACTAAGGTATTGTCACAAGAAAGCTCATCGTGCTTTAATCCTTAGACGTTCTATGCCAGAACTAAGAGAAATGATTGACAAGTCTCGTGAGTTATATCCACAAGCTTTTCCCGGTGCTAAGTTTAGAGAAGTTGAAAAGCTTTGGAACTTTCCAAGCGGTGCAAAGGTTGAGTTTGGATTCCTTGAAAGAGATGCGGATGTTTACAGATATCAAGGACAAGCATATAGTTGGATAGGCTTTGATGAGATTACTCACTTACCGACAGAGTTTAGTTGGAACTATCTTGCTTCACGACTTAGAACAACTGACCCAGAAATAGAAACATATCTTCGCTGTACCGCTAACCCCGGTGGTGTTGGTTCGCACTGGGTTAAAAAAAGATACATAGAACCGTCAGAGCATAATAAGTCTTTTGCCGGTACTGATGGTTTAACACGTAAGTTTATCCCGGCTAAGTTAGCTGATAACCCATATCTTGCAGAAGATGGTGTCTATGAGCAAATGCTTAAATCTTTACCACCAATTCAGCGTAGACAATTGCTTGAAGGCAACTGGGATGTAGCCGAAGGAGCTGCATTTGTAGAGTTTGACCCACTACATCATGTGATTACTCCGTTTGAATTACCTTTACACTGGGAAAGAGTTAAAGCAGTTGACTATGGATACGCTGCAGAATCCTGTTGTTTATGGGGAATAATGGACCAAAATGACGGAACTTTAATAATTTATAGAGAATTATACAGAAAAGGCTTGACAGGAGAAGAATTAGGTAGTATAATAACAAGTATGGAGCTAGAAGACCCT